CTATGCCCACCGCCTGCCCATAGGGCAGGCGGCGCCAACTCAGTCATTCAAGGAATGATCGCGTTGACGGTCCTATCTATAAGATAGGCCTCCACCGGTATTTTTTATGGCTGCGGTTGGGTTCCGCATACGATCCGATTGTATAATTATCAGACCATCCAGTTAGTCGAGAGCGAAGAATTTCATTCCAATGAAATTCCTCGGAGTCCCGGCACACTGTCTGTGCTGTAGTTATACAAGGAATGAGAGCTTCAACCCTATGTAAGTCCGGATTCCAACGATGCTTAAAGAAAGCATTGTTAGAAGCACGAGGCTTACATTCATAGGTTAAAGCCGCACCTGAGGTAGTACAGTAGTGAGGCCCAAAAACCTCATCTACGATACTTCTTATCAGATGACCCACAGTCCAGCCATACTGCGTAGAGATGTTATTAACAAACTCTACCCAGGATGTTTCGGACAATGTTGATGAATCAAACTCCATCCGAGCCTTGACGTAACTAACGTCGTGGCCCATCCAACAGTCTATACCACAAGATTCCCGAAAGGGAGTCCGGTAACACGACTTTTGGACATTCACCTTGAGGTCATAGACTTCAAGGAGAGAGATGGCTTCCTCAGCTCGCGCTGTGGGAAGAATGATATCATCACCATACACGTAGACATCACACTTTCGGTGTGAAGACGCGTTCAAGTGGGAGTATAGCAAGCTCCAGAATACTAGAGCTTCTATGGGGAAGCAGACTGCTGAGCCCATCGGCGCAAATTTGCGCAATGGTCCAAACAGTTTACCTCCACCCACATCTACAAAGCGTGTACGACAGGCGTCGAGAGCCCTCACCCAGTCTCCTGGGAAGAGTTCTCTGACGAGATCCCAACGTACACGATCTGATGCATCCTTTAGATCTAGCGTACACCATTCTTGGTTTTCGCTAGCTTCTAAGGTGAGATCCCGATTGACTTCTTGATTTGTGAAATTCACAAATCCTGATGTTAACGGATGATTCTCTACACGATCATATAGATCGCGCATCAGACCCTGCTGAATGTATTGATGCTCGCGAGGCTCACAGCATATAAGCCGTGGTCCACGCATGTCCTTCGGGACAGCAACAATACGAGCAGATGGTTCCGCTACAACTTCCGCATCTAATAACGATTCAAGTGAATCGCAAAGGTGCGTGAAGTTATAAAAGAAGAATTCCTCGTATGGGAACGCCTCGTGTAAACGAGGCAGAAACCTAAACGAGTGATATTTGTCATGATTCGGGGTACGGCAAGCCGTAGCACCTGAACCATGACGGGGACGCGACTGAAACGGATCTAATCCGTCTAACAGTCGTCCGAGGAGTTTTCGCGCTTTGCGCGTGGACTCTTTCGGAGGTAAGGGTCGACAAAGACCTTTATCCCGCTCCATAAAGCTATTAATAGCTTTTTGTATATCATCTTCATGATGTGGAACCTTAACTTTGTAATACAGCAATAATAATTGCCGTATGCGTTTTATTGTCTGTGCAGGCATGTCAAGGTTTATATTACCTTCCTTATCCATACAGAGCTTAAATAGCTCTGACATGAATTTGGGGTAACACGCTCCTTTGACTCTCCGGAAACGAGCCGTTGTGTTAAACGGTTCGCCGCCAATGAGGAACCTATCGAAGTCTCGCCCCAATTGGGACAAGTCTTGGTATAGGAACTGCCTACCTTCACACTCAGCCCTTCTCTCGAAGGTCATAAGTGTACGAGGGTGGACGCCAAATTGACGCCCGAGGTTGATCCAAATTTGGATCATGCTTTTCAGGTTATCCATAAGGAGTACCATCAAGCACCATGCAGACGCAACAAGTTAAACGACGTCAGGCCCCCACCTTTATGGTGAAGGGCCTAATTGAGCTTTAATCTTATGATTAATGCTCGGCGTTCAGGAACTTACTGATCGAGAACTCATCACTAGTCGGAGAACCATCTCCGGTAGCGAGGGTTGCGATCAGATCCGTCACAACAGCTTCCAGATCAGCAGATTCCACGACCTGAAGGTCGTAGGAAACTTTGAACTGAGCTTTAATTGTGGCGATTTCGCCCGTGACCGAGTCTTCAACCTTCTTTTCGAAGATGATGACTGAATTCCGGATTTTACCGGACTTCGAGGTCTCGTGTGCGATCCGTACAATGTACGGAGTAGTGAGTTCCTGGGACGCATCCGAATAAACGGATGATGTCGGGTTTCCGACGGTCTTATCGAACGTATGTTCGTTAAGCGCCGCACTGGGAACTTTCATTGTTGTTGGTTGCATGGTACTACCTTTCGTAGTTATTAGTCCTTGGCAATTTCGCCCTAGGTACATCGGTTAATCCGATATACTCTAGCGACCACGTACTAATACCGTGATCAACGCTAGCAGATTCTTCCACTGATTAACAGACGGAAGTTTCAATTCTAGCGTGTCGGGTCGTAAAGACCCATCCCACGGCATAATAGCCGAGGGGTGCATGCGCACTCGCTGATAATCTTTGTAGGTTATCACCCCTCGCCCAATGGCAGTAGTGCCAGGGTTAGAGGAGTACGAGTGATACGACAGATTTCGCTTAAGCGAATATCCGAAGTACGCAGGCATGACAGGGAGCTGGGTCATATTCTTAGAGAATTGATCCAACGCCTTGTCAACGGTTAACACGTAGTCGACAAGGAAGGAGAATGGAATAACATTCCAAACTAGGCTAATGCCGTCTCCCAAGCCAAGAAGGTCAAAGTAGGCCATTGCCTCTCTGAGACCTTTGTATTCAACCGTTAGAGGTATGAACCCTAGATGGGCATACCCAGATGCTGAGTGAACAGGTGTAATGGATGTAGAGCCATGAGAGTCACTGATATAATAATCAGGAACTGTCAATGGAGCTAACTGTCCAATACACTGTTCATCTAGCCAACTGTTCAAACAATAGTGACGAACACGAAGTTTCCTTCGTGATGCATCTCTATTCCAATCTTTAAGAAACTTATTAAGTTTCTTACCGATTGATAACATGTTGGTTAGGTCAGCAACAAGTGGTTTGAATGCGAATTCCGCAGTCAAACGCGCTTCGGCAGAAACTTTACCCAAATCTTTGAGTAAGTTACTGATAGTCGCTTTCTTCGAAAACGAAGAAAACGCTCGAAGCCCCTGCAACCTTAATAAGGCAGCCGGGCCCTGTTTGAATAGGAATCGAAACGACTTGACTAAGGTGCGGAAATCTCGCAATTCTGCGAGGAATACCGCGAAGCCAAACTCATTCGATAACTCATCAATAGTAGGTAACATATCTGTATACGCGCTTCTAAACGCGGTATTCAGATCGTACTCCTGCTGAACATGCGACAAGGACGACACAGTCTGTGTCGTGATTTGTTTGCATATACGACCCATAGGCCAGGGTGTGTAAGACTCCCTCACATAACGTGGGGGGGTCATCCACTCCCAAATGGGATTCTCAAGGACGATAGAGTCAGAAGCAGTTTGTGAAAAACTGCTTGTGACCGAAGTATGATGACAGTTCTTAAACCATTTACGGTTTATAGGACCCTCATTAACTTCATCTTCCAAGGAACCTGACTCGGTACGAAGGAAGCCGGAAGAACCGGATTCACTAAGACCGAGGGTCTTCTGGGCACTTGACGACTGCTGGACCACGAAACGCGAACCCACATAGTATCCTATCTTTTGAGAATAGGTATACTCTTGGGATGCGTAATTCGACATAGTCGAATACGACTTCGTTTTCATGGTCATGGTAGTCTCCAAGTATTGATGAGATAAGTTGCAACCATCTCAAGAAGATGGGCCCTCCACCGAAGTGTGGAG